AACACCTTCGGTCACGATCTGCGGGTTGCTGATCGAGAGCGTGGGGTTCGGGCCGCCGTAATCGACCGCAGTGTTGACCTCGTCAAAGAAGGTCTGGAAGCGCATCCGCTCCCCGCCCTTAATGATCTTGGCCGTGCCGGAAGCCTTCAGGAACTTGCCCAGAAGAGGGGACCGCTCGGTAGCTTGGTTGATCAGCTTGTCCGGCGAGTCGAAGTAAGTGTCGTCAGTGGTTGCCGCGAAGTCGGCGAAAACGTCAGTCCATCCCATTGGAGAACTCCTTGGTTAGTGGCCGTCAGCTAAGCCCGTGCTCTTGTTCCAGTCGCTTGAACATCTCGAATCCGCTGTCGAAGTCGGAGTCGGGCTGCACAGCGACCTTGCGCGCAGCAGTACGGGTCTGGCTGGCCGACCGTTTACGTGAAACAGAAGACCGCTTCTCCTTTGCAGCGTCACGAGGACTGCCAAACTCAAGGCGGGCGGCGTCGCGGAGTAGGTCATCCATCGACTGGTACTCGCCCCAGTTCAGGGAACGAGCCTTGGCCTTGACAGCCTCTTGCTGCTCAGGATCAGCAAGCTGCGGATACGCATCCGACAGCTGGCGAAAGCTCTCCTTGATCAGGAGGCCCTCAACAGCGTTAGACAGCATTTGGTTCTGCTGGCTGACACGCTGAAACATCGTCCGCATAGGGGCGATGACCGCCTCCGCATCATCGTCTCCGAAGGTGTCCTTGAGGGGTGCGGTCAGAGCGTCCCAGTCGATGTCTGCGGTCGCGTCTGCTTGCGCAGGCGCGGGGGTGTCCGCAGCTTCGACCGTGTCGTCGCCGTCCTCTTCAGATTCCGAAGCCGTCTTTGCAGATAGCTTGTTGTCCACATCTGCCTGGATCTTCGCCAGCTGAGCACCCCACGCAATGAGGTCCTCGTCTGACAGCCCATCCATTACAGACTGTGGAGTTTTGGCGCGGCGAAGGGCTCTAACAGCCGCCTCGCGCTCTTCAGACCGCGCAACAACAGGCTCGTTTGACGGAGAATCCGCCTCGTCGTCCTGTTCCCCAGCGTCGCTCGCACTCTCTCCTCTCGCGAGAGCGTCTGCAGAGTCCTTCGCCGCATATTCGTCGTCGTCGTTCAGCCCAAGGCCTCTCTGGGCCTCTAGGGCTGCAAACGCAGCGAGCCCAGCGTCTTGGCTGGCCTCGGCAGGGGCGTCGGCTTGGGGCTCAACGCTGGTTGTCTCTAGTTCGTCGGTCATTACCACTTCTTGCACGACCAGTACCGTGCAGTCATCTTGCTGGGGGGTCTGGAGTCACACCCGTGCCGCGCTCGAAAGTTCTTGCGGCGGCCGGGCTGGTCCTTTTTGATCGTCATGTTGGGGTCACCGAAGCGGATGAGCTTGACTTGGTCGCCCTGCTTTGCGAGCACAGCGAACTTCTTGCTCTTGCCAGGGGTTCGCTTCGGCTTGTTGTAGCCGCTGAACCTTTCGCCTCGGTAGTTGATCGCCATTAGCTGTCCAAACCCCAGTCTGTGGAGGCGCTGTCGCGCCCGTTGTTGCGCGCGATGAACTCCCTGGCCTCGTTGCGGTTGTTGAAGGCTGCCCAGCCCTCCTTGGTGTGGTGCTTGACGTCCGGGTGGAAGCGATGCACTTGCCGGGACACAAACCCGTTGTCTACTCGCGACGCGACCGACGAAAGGACTCGACGCAGCTTGCGCCCATCGTGGTTACGAATCGCGCCGATGTCGTCGCACTCGTCTACGTGCAGGTAGATCTCGACGATCTCGTCGTTGGCTTCGTCAATGTACTCGTACAGGGGCATCAGACACCGTTCGCCATCATGTTGCCGGGGTTGTTAGCGCTCGCCGCCATGCGGCCAGCCAGAGGGTTAGCAGCGCCCGCGCTCATGGGGGAGGGCGACGAGCCCATAGCCGACTGCTGCATTTGCATCTGCATGGCCTGCTGCTGCGCCTGCACCAAAGCCTGCTCGGTGATGAGCGTGCCCATGTCTTGCAGGTTCAACGACTCGGCGGCCTTCTGCAGCATCTTGTCGATGACGGGCGCCAGCGGCGGGGCCTGAAGGCCAACGCCTGCCATCTGCACGTACATCTGCATGAACTCAAGGACGCGACGCTGATACAGGCCCTCGTTAGCCCGGTTCATGCTGTACGCGTCGATCTCAAACTCATAGGCGTCGAACGGCGTGGCGTCTTCCGGCGGTCGATACCACACGGTCCCCGGCTCCATACCGAGGCTGCGCGCCACATCTGCGGTCACCGGATACCGGCTGCGCTGGTCCTCGCGCATGTACCACGCCACGCGCCGCAGGATCTCGCGCACACCGCGATAGAACTGTTTGCGCACGAACTCCACGCGGATGTTTGCCGCGCTGTCTGCGATGCTGACCTCAGTAGCAGTGCCGCCGCCGCCAACCTGTCCGCGCTGCACATCAGTGATGCCCGACACGCGCTCTAGACGCTGGCGCTCGGCGTTCATGTACAGCATCAACTCGCTGTGCGGCCCGCCAACCTCAACCGGGACAACGGCCTCGCGGATCGACAGGTTGCCGGTCTGCAGCGTGAAGACGCCCTGGTCCTCGAAGTTCTTGATCGCGTCAGCGACCTCCGGTTCCGAGGCGTTGATGGCTACGCCCTTCTTGGCCTTGCGAGCGCCATCGAGGAACGCGTTGGTGAAGTCGTTGAGACTTTGGACCTGATCTTCGACGGCAGCCAGAGGGGACAGCCAGTACGTCTCGTTCGGCACCGGGTACACGCCCCACACGACGTAGGGGCCCTCTTTGGGCCCGAACCACGGCTGCGGGTCACGCAGGAAGATGCCGTCGGTGGTGCCGTCTTTGTGAGACTGAGAGCCCAGCGTGTACAGCGTGCCGTTGAACCCGTCGCGCTCGCCAACCTCGTCATCGACGACCTGCTCAGGAATCCACACTTCGTAGATGCGAAGCTCGTCGCGATCCACCGTCTCTAGGTGGTCATCGTCCTGATGCGCAGAAGCCGCCGCACGGATCGCCTCTTCACGCCAGCCGAGATCCGGGTTGCGGGACGCCTCCTCAAGAAGGTCGTCGCGATCACGCGTGTAGCAGTGGCCCATGTAGCGCACCGCGTCACGGCGGGTCGCCAGCGGGTCCCAGAACACGTCGGTAGGGTCGATGGTAATGACGCGCGGGCGCATCACCACTTCGTCCTCCAGAAGCCCGTCGCGCGCCATCTCGGGCACCGGGCCGGGATACGGCTCTTGGTAGACGTAGGCCACGCCCCAGGCGTAGAAGCCGTCGGTCGCGTAGTCCGTCAGGAGGCGGTCGAACTGGGTGTCTTTGACCCAGCGGTTGAGGCTGTGGGCCAGGGCCTCGGTGTCCGGGATCTCACCCATAGACGCCATGGCCGCCTCGTCGCGAGAAGTCACCCGCACCTTCGGGTTGTCCAGCACCAGTCGCGGCAGCATCAGGCTGACGTACTCGTGGTAATGGTTCTCCAGGCACGCGCCGTGGCTGAGGTTGCTCGGGTTTTTGTATGCGCGGCCATGACTGCGCTGCACCATCTTGCGGAAATGGCGCATGTGCAGGTCGCGGTCCTCTTCGGCCGCTTTGACCTCGCTATACAGGCTGTTCTCGTCGTCCTTCAGCATGTCACTGCTCCCGGAGCCTTATAAGCCGCAGGTACTCAGGGTCGCGCGTCAGAACGTGCTCTGGGCGCCTGGGCTCGTAGATCTCCATATTAGGGGGTTTGACGTGCTTCTCAAATACTGCCCATAGCAGGTAAAGCATGGCGTCAATCCCGTGGTCGTTGACCTTGATGGGGATGTCCGCCGCCGGGCCCTCGCCCCCCACGGCCTCGTACATTTTGGACGTCCGAACCGGGGCCCACTGGTAGCCCGGAATCTCCTCGACCGTCCGGGTGGGCTTTTTCCGCAGGTTCACGTCAGCGTCGTGCTTCCGGGAGTCCTCTAGGAACCGGATTTTGCCGCTGTGCATCAGGTGGTACGCGTGCATGACCATGGCGAACTTGCGCTTACCGGCCTTGCTGCTGTGCTTGTCCGCGAAGGTCAGCAGGGGGCGCCCGTCTCGGGCCCGCAGGCGGCGGTTAGCCATGGCTATGCCAGCGGCGTTCTCCGGGTCGCTGACGACCCTCCAGAAGCCGTAGTACTCGTGGAGCCTCTCGATCTCGTCCGTCCACCACGCGTCGTCTCGCTCGGTCTGGTAGACCTCCTCGACCAGATAGGCGGTCCCGTCAGACGAGAAGCCCCAGACGCTAACCACCCCTGGGCTCTTGAAGCCCCAGTCCTGGCCTGCCGCCATCCACTCCAGGCGGATTGGCTCCTGTTCAGGCTCAAAAACGTAGAAGTAACCGTCGTTTCCACGGCTGACCTCGGCGTGGACGACGTGCTGGTTGGGGTCGAAGCAGTCGAAAACCTGCCCCTCAGCGGCTGCCCAGCGGCCCTCATAGAGCCTCTGGAAGCGCACCCCGCTCATTCCGTACAGCAGGTTGTCCCGGAACTCGGCCCCAGCAGGGGTCCACTCCTCAGCATCGGCGTCGTAGTACGCCGGATTGTCCCGGAAAGTGGCCCTGCGCCTCACGAAGCCCGGAGGGGGGTCCTCGATGAACTTCTGGTAGAGCCAGTGGTAGGGCGAATCCGGGTTGGTTTCGACCACCATGACGTGGAATGGGGCCCCTTTGGGCCAGCGCAGGGAGCGGAAAAAGCGCTCGAAGCTGTCCTCGCTGGCCTCTGAGCCCTCCACCATCAGCACACCGTTCCATTCCGTGGAATAGAGCTTCTGGGGCTCGTCCAGGCCGCTCAAAACGATGGTGGAGCCCCCAATCGTGTACTCCTGACGGTGCTGTTTGCTGCCTCGCCCTGGGCTGAGCCCGTATGCAGGCAGAACTTGCTCCTCAAAAGAGGTCTGCCAGGAGTTCCTGAGGCTCTTGAGCGTCTGGCGGCACACAAGAAAGCGGGACCCAGGGTAGTCCAGGCACCACCGCACCAATGTGGCCCCCGTTCCAATCGACTTCCCGGTGCCCGCAGAACTGTCGATCATGATCGCGCGCACCCGATGGCCGTCCTCCTTGCGGTGGGGTAGCCAACGTAGCTCCTGCATCGGCCCCCGTAGCTCTAGGGGGATGCTCTTGACGTCTAGGAGGTCCAATCCGCGCGCTCCCAGCGCAGGATCTGCCTAGTGGGCTCTATCTGGTCCAGGGCGTCTTGCAATGCGTCGTGGCGCGCCAGCAGGGCTACGCAGTTGGGGTCTAACGGGTCGCCTGTTTCGTCGAGCGCGTCGTAGTACTCCAAAAGAGCGTCCTCCGCTAGCTCGCGGATACGCCTCCGGGCCGCTTCAACGTCAATCTTCCTGTTGACCACTAGGCAAAGGCTCCTGCAGACGATCCGCCACGTCGTCCAGACCAGCCTGCCGCAGCGCGGCAACGCAGGCCATTAGCACGTCCGCAGGGTTACGCGTCGCCTGCGCCGTCGCAAGCTGCTGCTCCTTGTCGAACGCGTCCGGGTTGTCCCCGTCGTGCCACTGCATTAGCTGCAGGGCCATCTTGCTGTCTATCTGACCGTCCCGAATGAGCGTTCTGAGGATCTCCTCCATCAGATTAGGATCGCCCATAAAGATCCGGCGCAGGTAGGTACGGAAGGACACGTGACCAGGGGGTCTTCCGCGTGGGTTCCCGCTATAGCCCGGAGCGAAGCGGCCGGATGACTCCCGCCCGTGGGGGTGGGGGTGGCGGTTGCCGTCGGCGTCGGTCACCCAGCGGTCATCCATGATAGCCGCCGCCCCGTTCGGCACCTGTTAGCGTGTCGCATAATGTCCCTTCTGTTGCGCTGCAACGCGGGGGCTCTCCCCGGCCCTCTCGCGGACGGTAGCGGCCGGACGGCCACGAGTCCAGGCTCGACCCTTCCCGGCCCCCAGGCGCGCGCTCAGCCGCTCTCCGCCGATCCTGCGCCTGCGTGCAGCCCACCTGATAAGCAGGCTCTATTGCTTGTGCTGTCTGGCGCCCCAATTGTGTCCAACATATTTCCTGAAATTCCCGGTTCGCTCCCGTTCGGATCGCCGCTCGGTGTTGTGCGGGTCGAGGTCTGCTTCGCCCGCCGCTCTTTCTCTCCCTGCTTCCCTCCCTGATCGTGCTGCGCCCCCTGCGCCGCTCGTGACCCGGTGGGCCCGCAGCCCTGGCGCCTTGCGCCGGGCGCGCCCCTGGTCGCTTGCCGCCTTGCCATGGCTGACACCGTGACGGTCGAGGACGGCCCCCGCTGCGATAGCGCGGGCCGGACACGCTGGGCGCTGAGCGCCCCGCTCTCTGACAACCAAGTGCCCGCCAGCCCCTCCGCGCGAGTCCGTGACGCTGGCCCCTCGAAGGAACCCTCGGCCAGTGGCTTGGGGAAGTGGCGGCCCGAAGGAACGACCAAGAGCCCAGGCCGGAACGAGTAGCGACCGATACCTGACGGCGAGCGCCGCCCACTACGGGCAGGCTGGCACGGCCAGCCGCGCTGCAGCCGCGAGCCTGGGACACCGGGAACCGCCCCGGCAGCCCGCGAGACTGAGCGTGACAGGCTCAGGCAAGCGAGCAGCGGATCCGATGCTGCCTGCCTTCACAGCAGGCAAGCGAGCACGGCAGGTCGAGCAGGTTCACCCCTGGCTCGGCCTGCTGGCTCACCTCACCCAACCCATCATCCACCCCCTGAGCCTGACACACCGATTCTGCCCAGGGGGCAGTCTGTCCCGACCTAACCACAAGCCTAGGAGCACTCCCATGTCCGACCCCCGCGAAGACCTCTTCGAGGCCTACCACTCCGCCGTCAACTCAGTGGGCGCCGCCGCTGTCCCCCTCTACCTGCTGGCGCTCGCAGACTGCGAGGACGCCGTGCTCGAAAGGCTGGAGGCCTGGGACTACACGCGGCTGAAGCTTGCCTCAGCGGGCCTGGAGGACGATCTCCTCCACGAGGTCCTCTGCGAGGTCGTGGACGAGTCCCCCTGGACCTCCGAGGCCCACCGGGCCCAGGCCGTCTACGACGGCGCCGACCGCCTCGGCAACGCGGCGAGGCACCTGCAGGAGGATGAGGACGATCCCCGCGAGCGCGCCCGCGCGATCCTGATCGGGGTCTTGGCCCCGCAGCTGGCAGACATTGCCGAGTCCCTCCGGCACGCCAGCGTCCGCTGGTCGATGGAGCACCGCTGATTCCCACATTTCCCCGTTCGATCCCACCCAGTACCACGCTCAGCCCGTCATGACCGAGAACCCTGACAACCAGTACCCCCTCGAAGGCCCCTGGACCTTCTCTAACGGCCGCACCGTCTACTACGACCGCGTCGAGGGCCGCTACTACGACCGCTCCGTCGATCTGTACCTGACCGATGAGGAGGCCTACCTCCTGCACTTCGGCCGCCCCGCCCGCACCTTCCACGCCTGACCCCTGATCCCATGACCCTTACCCAGACCGCCCGACCCATGCGCGCCCTGCGCGTCCGCCGCCTCCCCGCGACCACCTATGTGGGCCATCGAGTTCGCATCTACGACGACCTGGGGATCATCGAGCGCCCGTTCACGGTTCCGTTCGACCATGACTTCAACACCTGCCTGGAGGTTGCCGCCGCCAAGCTGCAGCGCCACGGCTGGCAGATCGAGGCCTACTGCGTTGGCGGCTGGTCGCCCACTGGCACCGGGGACGACCTGCTGCTGGTTTCCGACTTCCACCGCGACCGCTGGACCAACGCCCTGCCCAACGCCTAGCCCCTGACCCACCTAGAACCATGCCCACCGAGATCTACTCCAACACCGTCCAGCGCCGCTACCGCCGCACCTACTACAGCGAGGCGCAGGTCCGCTTCCCCGATGTGCCCCCGGCCCCCTACCGGGAGGCCCTGAAGGCCTACGGGTTCCGCTGGCACCGCGCGGGGCAGTACTGGTACGCGCCCTCCAGCGTGGCCCGCGCGACCGTCATCGACTGCCTGCACGGCGGCTGCACTGACCTCGACGACATCGCCCTGCATGTGGCCGAGTGCGAGGCCGAGGCCGCCTGCGGCATCATCTGATCCACCCCTACCCCTGACCGACCATGACTCCGCGACAGCACGAAAACGCATTCACCGTCAATCGACGCCTCATCCCCGGCTACTACGGGGAAAACGACCTGCCCCGCTACACCTACTGGGTGCAGCACAAGGGCTACCGCCCCCAAGAGGGGCCCTTTAAGACCCGCAAGGAGGCCCTGCGCGCGGGCTCGCACCAGCAGGTGACTGCCCGCTACCTAGGGTGGACCCGCCGCAGTGTTGAGTCTCCCCCTCAGCTCATGCGCCGCATTGCGCGTGAGGACCGTGCCCGATTCATCGAGGCCGCAAACCGTGCCGTGGAGGAGGCCCGATGAGGCCCCTACTCCGCGCCCTGTTCCCCTGGGCGTTCCACCTGCTCCTGCTGTTCCTGCTGTGGGCAGCCTGAGCGCTCCGTTATCCAGCTGGATAGCTAACCCTGACCGACTTTCCGCACTTTCTGCATTCGATCTACCAACCGAACCCTCTGAACCAACCATGAGCCACAACATCCAAGAGAACGACGCCGCCGCCTTCAACGCCCAGCCCGCGTGGCACGGCCTCGGACAGGTCCTCCCTGAGGGGGACCTCAACATCGAGCGGGTGCGCAGGCAGCTGCCCGGCTTCCTGTTCCCCATCGAGTCCCGCCCCCTGATCGTGGGGGACCGCACCCCGGTATTCACTGCCGACGGCGTCCTGGCCGACGGCGTGGTGCCCATGACTGGCGACGACGGCGCGCCCCGTATCGTCCCGGACAAGGTAGCCCAGGTCGCCGGGGACACGGGCGAGGTGCTCGCCGTGACTGGCGACGGCTACGAAGTGTTCGATAACGGGCAGCTGCTCGACCTCGCCGCGCGCATCAGCGCCTTCGGGGACGGCACGACCCTGGAGTCCGCACTGACCCTGCGCGGACGGCGCACGGCCGTGGTGCTGGCCCACGCTGGGCAGTTCGTGCTGCCTGGGGACGATGTGAACGAGTCGTACTACCTCTTCACGACCACCCACGATGGCACGGCTGCTCTGCAGGTGCTGCCTACTAGCGTGCGCGTGGTCTGCTCCAACACGCTGGCGCTTGCCCAGGCAAGTAGCAAGAACACCCTGCGAGCGCGCCACACTAGCAACATGGCCGTGGCTATCGAGGCCGGGGTGGAGGCCATGCGCAACGGCGCAGCGTTCCACCGCCAGTTCGAGCAGCAGGCGCGAGCTATGGCATCCAAGCCTGCTAGCAAGGCCGATGTGCAGCGCTTCTTCCAGGCGGTGTACGAGGCCCAGTACGGGGCGCTGCAAGCTAACCCCAAGACGCGCGGCGAGAAGGCGCGCTACACCCGCGCGGTGGACATGGTCGCTAGCTGGACGCGCAACCTCGACGACCCGAAGCAGCGCATGCAAGGCAGCACCACCGTGTGGTCGCTGTTTAACAGCGTGACCCAGTACGCAGACCACGAGTCCAATGTGCGCCGCACTAACGGCGAGACGGCGACCTCTGCCCGCAACCACTCGCGCCTGTTCGGTCAGGCCGGGAAGCTGAAGGACGCTGCCCTGTCCCAGGCCCTGGCCCTGGTCTGAGCAGCAACACGGGGGCGGGGCTTCGGCCCTGCCCCGACACGCCCTGGTGATAGCCGCCAGGATTCTGAAACTTTTTTCGTTCGGTCTTCGACCACTACCCGCTTAGTTCCCCATGACTACTACCAAAGCCAACAAGCGCCAGTCTCATACCCTCTTCACCCACCTCGTCGGCAGCCGCAAGAAGGGCGGCAGCATCACCGTCGAGTGGTCCGCGCCCGAGAGTAACGGCAACTACATCCCCGTGTCCCTTGTTGACACGGTCCACATCACCTCGCCTACGGGCAACCGTAGCACCTACGAGTTCGACCCTGGGGACACCCGCGTGACCATGCTCCTCGATGCCTGCGATGTGGCATGGACCAAGGGCCACGACTACGCGCTCGACCCGTTCGGATCAAAGGCCTGACCCGCTGACGAGTCCCGAGGCGTCGGGACGAAACGCCCTTCGGGGCGTCCGGGACGCACACCCGGCAGGCACGGTGCCTGCACTAGACAACCATGAGCAACTACCCCAACCTTCCCCGCACCGCCTGGATCGTGTGCTTGGATGTTTACCACAAGGGCGAGGGCCTCGCGTACACCATGACGCGCCGGGTCTTTCTCGACCGAGAGCAGGCCCAGCAGTATTGCGAAGCCAAAGCAGCCGAGTCTGACTACAAGTGGTCTTGGGTTGCCAAAGAGTGGTGCTCCAGCTGGCAGCGCGACGGAAGCATGAAGACGCAGTACCGCATGTACATCAGCGAAGGTCGCCTGGAGCAGCCCGTTCCCCAGCAGGAGGAGGTGCACTGATATGACTGACACTAAACGATACGCCCTGATCCAGGGCGACGCCGATCTGCGCGATGTGCAGGACTACCTGCCCAGCAACTACACCGCCACGAGCACCGAGGACGGCATCCTGATTAGCGGGCACGACCGCTTCGGCTGGACCCTCGACGGCTATGTGCTTCCGCGACTGGGCTCTGCTCTGATCGCGGGCAAGGAGGTGTTCAAGTGACCGGCTACTCAGAGGACGATGTGAACCAGACCTACTACCTGTTTACGACGACAGACAAGGACCGTCTGCAGGACATTAGCCGCGTGCCGACGCGATTGTTCGAGGCTTTGGTAGTGCTGCGTGATGCGCTGGACGCGATGGCTTCGGGATATACCCCCGCGACTCAGGCCAACCTTGATGCTCTTGCAGACGCAATGCAGAACCTGCTCTTCCCTGGCATGAACGAGGAGGTGCAGGCATGAAACCAAACACGATGACAGCCGCCATCCCCGACCTGCTTAAGCAGGTAGATATTGAATGCAACACGCTCGTGTTTGCCTACGGCGACAACATGTGCTGGAAGGTGATCGTCGCGCCACAGATCGACGACCGCCTGGAGTACGACACCTACGCATTCTCGGTCACCTGCTTGTACTCAGGCCCCGGAATGCCGTACCACGAGTCCACGATCAAGTCCCGCCGCGATCTCCAGCACATGCTTGCAGAGCTTGTAGTCGAGGAGGGACTGCTACTGATTAGCGAGGTTCACGACATGCATGAGCCCATGCCCGTGACCCTTATTCGAGAAGACCCCAAGACCGACCCCAAAGATGACTGACCTACACAAAGAGGACGCGCTGCAAGAGGCGATGCACCTCATCGCGCGCCTGCGCAACCACATCGAACTGCTGCAGAACGAGCACAACGCTCTCATCCAAGTCCTGCGCGACATCAGAAACACGAGCGCCCTCGGCAGGGCAAAGGAGGTTCGCGATGCCGAGGCATGAGCTAGACGCGTGGCGCGATCAGCAGGCGCGCGTCATCGAGAACCTGTGGATGGCCGTGCGCGGCGAGCATCAGGAACTCGTGGCTGAGCTTGCCGACCTGCGCAAGCAGAACAAACAACTGACGGATCAGCTGAACCGCTTGGCCGCAGCGGTCAAGCGTGCCGAGACTGTCGCAACCGTGTACCGCAACGGAGGACTGTGATGCCGACCTACCATCAAGAGGACGCGCAGGAGAGCAACCTGCCTAAGAAGGTGGCCTACCCTAACGGCCTGACCCTGAGCCGCATCTACTATGGTGCCCCGGACAGTGACTACTGGGAGGTGGCCGTGATCAAAGACCACCAGCTTCTGCCGCTGGTCGAGCTTATGCGTTTTGAAGAGGACGAGCCTGCCTACTGGGACACGGTCGCGATCATCCCTAAGACCGCGTACCCTAACCTGTGCGAACTAGTCTGCAAGGGCGACCTGACTGACATCCAGTCCTACCTGCGGACCTTTACCCCGGAGTACAAATGAGCAAGCAGAAGGAACGAGTGCTTACATGGCTGCGCGACGGCCGACCCCTGACCCGTCTTGTCGCCTGGGACACCCTCGGAGTGCTGGAGGCCCCGGCTCGTGTGCTGGAGCTACGGCGCGAAGGCTGGCCCATCAGCACAGAGATGGTCAAGGTGCGCAACCGATACGGCGAGCCTGTGCGCATCGCGCAATGGAGGCTCGCCAAAGGCGCTACCCCGGAGAACGGCGTTGGACCTCTTCCAGTGCGAGCCGAGTGACCCGGTAGTCATCGTGGAGCTCCCTGAGTCTGGGGACCTCCACATGTTCAGGGACACCGCCCACAATGTCATCGAGGCCTACATGCTGGCCGCCGACGACAGCCCTAGCTACATAAGCTGGTGCGTTGAGCGCAGCCGCGACTGTGACGACCCAAGAACAGCAGTAGAGTTTATGACTGAGGACCTCGCCATGTGGCTGGTCCTTGACCCGAACTCCGACGCCGCTACAAGCTACCTGTTCTGATGTTGATCATTCTCACAGTCGTCGTCCCGCTTTGGTTCCTGTGGGCGCTGTGCGTCGCGGCAGGAAGCGACGACCGCCACTGCTAGGCGGTCGCATCACCCGAAGGGCCTCCCGTGACGGCGGGGGGCCCTTCACCTTTAGGGTGTAGCCCCGTCTCCCCGGATCGGCGGGACGATGACGGTGATCTTGTCCCCGCCATACGGGCTGGGCTCGTCATACGCAGCGGTCTGGTCGCTCGACCATCCCAGGTGCCGCGCATAGTAATTGACCGTGTGAACCATGCCGGGGATCGGCCTGTCCTGCCCCGTGAGCGTGGTCGGGGGGACGTCCACATGGATCATTACAGCCACGACGGTCGGGTCGCGCTCGAACTTCAGCCGGAACTGCGCCCCCTCTTCAAGAGCAGGCCGCCCGAAGGCCTCTGCCGAGGCAATGCTGCCCGGACTAAGCTGGATGAACGCCGTAAGTGCAGCCGTGCCAAAGGCTTCCGCGCTTTGTACGGCGACTGGACGGACCTGACCAGCCGCGTCTAGAACCGGGGTGCCGAAGGCCTCCTGGCTAGCAATGCCGGTGGGCTCGACGGGTGGCAGCGCCGTGCTGATTGTGGGTGTTCCGAAGGCCTCGTCGCTACCGATTGCGGTTGCCGTGGCCGTGACACCCCCGGCCTGTACGGTTGCTGTTCCGAACGCCTCTACGGACGCGATCCCTGTGGCGGTTACGGTGACAGCGCCTGGAGTCAGGGTCGGGCTACCGAACGCCTCGCCGCTGGCGATGCCCGTAGCAAAGAGGGACTGGGCGGGGGCCGCACCCTGCGACACGGAGGGAGTTCCGAACGCCTCGCCGCTGGCGATGCCTTGCGGGCTTACCTGCACCGTACCGGCAGTCGCAGTTGGCGTCCCAAACGCCTCGCTAGACGCAATTCCCGTAGCTGTTACGGTCTGTGCCGCACCACCGCCGCCACCGCCGACGTCGGGCTGCTGGCCCAGGACGAAGTAGACACCGTGCCTGCCTGCGACCGTATCCTGGGATGGCGTCCAACCAATTGTCACCTCGCCAGTCGTGTTGTTGACCGACGAGACATATGCGTGCTTCTCGCCAGGGCTATAGTCTGCTGCTCGATAGTAGAGCGAACTGCTGTTAGGCAGGTTCTGGGGCGTGGTGCGCGCAACGATGTTCTGCTTGACCGTGAGGTTAGCCGACGATGTGGAGCCCATACCGAAGGCGCCTACCGTGGTGTCGCTCTCGTCGAACACCGTACCCGTCCAGGCCTGCGAGTACGACGAGTCTTGGTTGGTCGTGGCGTTTACAATGCCACAGACCATGCCGTCGATGACTCCGGGGTTGGTGACGGTCGGGCTCGGCGTGAACGCGGTGGAAGTGTCCGTGTCGTTCGTAGCTTGGCCCGTGGCGGCACCGTCGAGGTACAGGCCAAGGCACATATACCGAAGGCCCCAGGTCAGGTTGGTGCTTCCGATGGTTAGGTCTAGGTCGTTGCCTGAGATGGCTCCGCTGACCTGATAAAACCACTTCCACTGGTAGTGGGCGTCCGTTCGCGAAGTACCGGACACCACTCCATTATCGAAGCCGCCCTGCACGGTACGGATAGCCCCGTCCGACTCAAGTGCGTGCTTCTCCAAGACTGCGTTGGAGTCTCCGTTGCTGTTCAGCCATGCCCGGTTTATGCCGCAGTTCTCAAGGCGGCGGCTGCCCAGGGTTGCCATGTCCGGCACCGAGATGATGTTGACAGCCTCCAGGCCGGTCAGGCTGCTGAAGGTGACCGTGTCAACTGTGGCTGCCGTTGTCGATGAGATCCAGTCTGATCGAGCCTCCGCCTCGACGTTCGGGCCGCAGATGGCGTAGCCCGTGTAGGTCATCTGGGTTCCGCTACCGCTGGGCTGGGTGGCCCAGGTGACGGTGAACCCACTGGTCGTATGGGAGGTGTACGAACACTTCGCGAAGGTCGAGTCCGCAGACTCGTCGTACAGGTGCAGCAGGGACGAGTTAATCGACGACGACATGTCGCCAAGGTTGGCCCCCGTGGCTTCGTCCCGGTGGGAGGAGTCAGAGCAGAACTCGTTGGTCAGGTCCGTGAAGCCGTAGGACTCCATGGGACCGTTGCCGGTTGTCGAGTTGGAGGGGTCGTTCTGTCCCTTCGCATCAACCGCGAAAATGATGATCGCCTTGAGATCGGAGGCGGCATCTAGGGCAGTATCAAACGAGATCGTCGAGGTACTACCTGGGCTGCCCGAGATAGTCCCTGCGAAATGTCTGTAGTAAACCTTGCCCACCGAGGCCTCGAAGGCCCCAGGGTTGCAGGTCGCGCCGCTGCGAGCCACGCCGTCGATGTCGGTGGTCGGGACATCGCTGTTTACCGAAGGCCCGACGCCCTGCTGCCAGACATCGTTCTCCGCGACGTTGTAGAGCCGCCCCGTCGCCGCCTTGTAGATGGCCCAGTCGCCAGCGCCGGGCGAGGTGTTGGTCGTTGGGGTGATCGGGTAGGGGCTGCCCTGGATGGCGACGGGAAACGGGTTGGTCGAGCCGCCGAAGTTGTTAGAGCCGGTAACTGTGACGGTGCCGCTAGCGGTGTAAGCCCCGCCCGCACCTCCTAGGTGTAAGTGGTTGACGAACTCGGCGCTGATCGTCGCCGTGCTAGACTGAGCTATGCGAATAGCGGCAACAGAAGTTGGGCCATTCTTTACGGTGCAGTTGCGTACACTTACTGATATCGTGCCAGATGAGGCATTTGGATAGATCGCGTGGCTGACGGAACTCAGGACGCAGTTTTCTACGGCTATATCTACAGAATCATAGTAGATAACCAGACCCTGCGAGGCTGCATCAACAATGCAGTTGCGAACAGTCAGGCCTGTGAGTTGCCTGATATTGAAAACCTGACTGCCGGTCCCGTTGACCTCCATCCCATCGAAGAGCATGTAGTCATCGCGGAATACCATGAAGTACGAAGCATTGATGACCACTCCAGCGCCGGGCACACCGCCATGCTCGCTGCCAGCAGCAGGCTTGTAAGTCACATTGCGCGTGGCGTCGGTGGTCAGCGAGCTATTGAAGGTCACATACTCCGTGTAGGTCCCAGCATCCGCCTCGAAGACAATCGCCTCATCGTTCGCAACGAGGTTAGCCGAGGTCCCGATGTTCGTAACATCGGCCTCGGCCAGCGTGAACGAAGCGTAGTCACGCCCGCTCGGCCCGATTGTCCGCGTGATGACCGTGACCATCAGCCGCCAGCCTTGTCGCTACGCAGAGCGACGATCTCCGCCCAGGTCTTCGTGATCGCAGCAGCCGCCGGATCGTCGTGATCCACCCAGGTCAGGTGCGCTGCGTCGGCCAGCGT